ACTCTGAACCCAGGACATGCCTTAGAACTCACCCTGTTATGTCCGATAATTTTGTCAGTACGGATGTCGTATTGCTGCTGTAGGTCTTTGATTGTTGCGTACAACTTGGAGAGCTGGGGAGCTGTGAAGTGATCTGTTGCTACGTCATCAGCGTCCGAACCAAATCCACCTACGAGTGCGATGCCTATGTTATTGTTATGCCCACGCGCATGAGCGCCAGACGTACCAAGTGGACGGGTGTTGGAGATTTCTCCGTCACGGGAGATAATCATGTGATAGCCCGTACTTGACCATCCATTATCTTTCACGTGCCACTTCTCGATTTCTTTTAGCTGGGCTTCGAACCCCTTGTCTTCGTACCAACTTGGGCGTGTTGCCGTGCAGTGTACGATTATGCCTTGGTGCTTGACCGTCATAGTTTAAACTCCTTGCGTAAACTTTCTGCTTGAGCTTCGGCAGTAAACTCTATCGGGTTTATTTTAATTGAGATGGGGGGTTTGTCGTCCCACGTACGAGCCAATACGATACCAGTGTCAAGTGCTACGAACAGGTACACACCATCGTACAAATCTTTACGGGCTTCGTTTACCTTGAAGCAGTAACGGTAGTTGTCTGTGTACATGTCCTGCCGATGATACGGTTTGCGAGCAGACTTCACTTGTACTCGTATTAACTTGCCGTCGGGGTGCGATACCCACAGGTCATCATGGGGAAGGTCTACGTGTGTAGTTCGTAGTCCTAGAAGTTCTAAAATGTATGCGGCGTAAAATTCTGCTGCGCGTCCCGAATATATATTTTCTTGCACTACTTTGTGCGCAGAAGGTTCTCCAAATGTGAGATTGTTACTTTGGCTGCTGATAAATCTGATCGGAGTTCTGCTATCTCCTTTAATAGTCCCTCGATTTCACTCGTCTTCTCGTCGAGCTTGAGAGCCAACCTATCAACTTGCGTCTTAAGCGTGTTCTGATATTCGGTAGCAGCTTCTCGTCGCGTCTTCTCTTTCATACTGACGAACGACCAGAAGCCTGCCGAGCCTACCAATGCAACGGCTAATGTTACGATATGCTCTATTCCCACCACTTTGTTCCCTTTTGTTGGCTATCGGTACGATAGCTACATAGATTGTGTACGTCATCCCTACCACAGTGGCGGAGCTTTAAGCGGAGCCACCTATCTCTGTGCCCACAGGCAAACGACTGCTTCATTTGCTTGCGTAATAATTATCTCAGCCTTTTGTTTTTCGACCTGACATAATTCTTCTGAACCGTGCGTACTAATTTGGTAATGGTTGACTTTGCCTGTACTGGTTATGAAGTTTATCCAAACGAGAAACCACATTACCAACGCCCCATGTATCTACCTATAAAGTAGAAACCTACGACCACAACTACAGATGCAATTCCTATACCAACCGCTAACTGTATTGCCTCAAGAACTTCGGCTCTTCTTTGTTCGGCTGCTTTACGCGCAGCTTGACGTTGTTTACGTGCTTCGTTTTCCCACATTTTGAAGCGGTCATATGTGCCTGCGCGACAATACAAGCGCATGTAGCTGATTAGCTCCTCGCGCTGTTCTCTCATTCTTTCCAGCGCCTCAAACTCTTTCCACTGTTCTTCCGTACTACCAGTAAGAGCAAGGATTGGGTTGGCTTTCTTTTTGCGCACTGCTTCTTTGGCATCTTCTTCTGCACCAATAAATTTTCCGACAGCCGCTATTACCCCAGCCCCCTCTTTTCCGTTGGCGCAAGCTTGCTTGATAATACCGTACGCAGCGTTCGCTGCTGCGATGCTTTCGAGAATGGCGATTGTCTTACCCTCGTAGGTTACGTGAACCGTGAAGGTGAAAGTGAGCGTAAGTTTCTGTTAATTATATTTCAACAGATCAGTCAGTGTCGTCCCGAATATAACCTTCTGCGCGAAGATACGCTATGTAAAAGTCTTTCCAGTCTTTTAGTCGCATGACGACAAGACTATCTTCCAAGCTCTCTCTATTTCTTCTGGTGATAACCGTTGCGAACTCTGGGCTTTTCGTTGCTGCAATATTTCTTTCAGCTTGTTGTAACGCCTCACGAACGTTGAGCCTTTCGACCCTCTTTGCCTCGACGAACACGCCCGTCGATCCGAGGATGTCAGCACCTCCAGCATGTAGCCCGATCCTCCCACCACCAGATAGCGGTGCTCGTTGGCACTGTTCGCATTTAAAAACATGTTCGTTCATATACTTTGCTAGATCGTTCTCGTACTTATCGCCCTTGGCCTTTTGAGGATTACCCATCGTAGTGCTCTTCCCACATATAGTCAGAAGCCGCCTCACGTTCGTGACACGGCGTACATCTGTATTGATTAATTGGTCGTGATTTTGTGCAGCCGCAGATCATACACGGCCTGCTCCAAACTTTAGGTTTAGATCTATAATGATACTTCGCACCCGGGAAGTACGCGAGTTCCATCTTCATCATTATGCGTTTCAATGTGTCCACGCAGCAACCAAGTTGTCGTGCTAAATGTGCGTTCGTGAAGTTTGAGTGATTGTTCTTTAACCAATTTGCCTGCTCGCTGGACAACGAAAATCTTTTCGACATTCCGTGCCCTTATTATTTTGTTCCCTATACGCAACACATAACATAGGCACAACTTTTATACAACTTTGCGTATTGACTTTTTTGACAGACTTGGTAAAATCGTAGCGACTTTCGAGCGCAGTAAGCAAGTTCGCCCCAACGGGAGTTGGGCGAACGGTCGCAGCAAGCGGTTAAGAAAAGCAGCGTAACGATTTTTTAGCCCTGTTTGCGTACAAAAAAATATTAAAAATAGTTGTACAAAAGTTGTGTATGCGCTACATTTAACGCGACAGACCAAACTCCTCCCATTGGTTCTGTCAGAGTTATATGCCTCAATTTAGCTCTAAAAACTTATCCCCCCTTGCTCACTCCAAGGGGGGTTTTTTTATGCGATGTTTGAAATATGGCTTGATATATTTTCTCGACGTATCTCTTCCGTCCACGCTTCAATGACGCTGACTGGTTTACCAACCTTCCGTGAGATCTCTACGTCGGATAGCGGTGGCATCAGAACACCCTCGCTGTTAAGCCAAGGCTTTGCTGCCTTCATAGCTTTTTGTTTTGCTGTACTCTCTGCCACAACACGTACGTTGTTTGTGTTCTCGTCTTCCAAAAAACCAACGTACATCACGGGTTCGTGGGTATCGCTCCACTCCCTGACCTTGCCGTACCTTAACTCGAGACAGACCTGTAGTCTTTCTGTTGGTGTTTTTACTGGTGCATTACCAAGCGTGGTCATTGGGTTTCGTGGAAGATCGCCATCGTAAAGCCCTGCTTTAACGTCCGCCGTTTCTTTATCTGCGTACACCTGTGTGACTTTGATCTGCGTTTCCAAAACCGTGAGCTGGTTCGAGGAACCTGCTTCACGACCAGACTTACCGCCGTCTGTAGGTTTGTTACTGTGGTGTACGAGAATTACAGTTACCCCACTGTTTCGCAACGACAAGGCAAGCCTGTTGATGTTACCCCACTCTTCCGCACTGTTTTCCATAAGACCCGACCAAGCTGTACGAATAGTGTCGATCACAACTATGTCTGGCTTGTTGAAGTTGATCCAACCTTGAAAGTTATTTATGCCACTGTCTTCTTTGAGGTTCATCATCCTATCATCGATGAACGGCGTCCAAACCATAAACCTACCTTTTGCGTCGCCAAACGAACGAACTGATCTGCTTAAGAAGTTAGATACGTTCTGCTTGCTGTTCTCGAAATCGAGGTACAGAACTCTTGGCTGCTTATGAATATCAAACGGCCCGAAAGATTTGCTGCCAGAAGCGGCTGCATATAATAGGTGTCGGATAAACATAGATTTACCGTGACCAGAATAACCATGAACTTGAATGATCGTACCTGTGTCTGGGATGATAGGATCAACAAAGTATTTAACCTTGCTCGCTTCCTCTGCCAAACGCTCTGCGTCACTTGTAGTAAGAGGAACAAACCTTGAAGGATCAAGCTTGACCTCTTCTTTTGGTTTCTTGTCCTCTTTATTATAGGCGTGATCTATAACACTTTGGAACTCTCTTTGGTTTACCTTGTGCGGCTCATAGAAAAACTCTTCGACGTAAGCTATCATTTCAAGCTCACACTTTTCTCTTGTGTAGCCCTGTGCTGCCAACTCACCCGCTAAACTTAAAAGCATTTGATGTCGGTTATCACCAACCCCTGCCATTAAACGTCTGCCGTATTTTTCACAAAGCTCTCTTGTCGTATCGATGACGCTCTTCTTAAGTCTTATGTGAGACAAGGATATGTTCTCGAACTTAAAGTCTTCAAAGCTTACTACATTCGATGGCTGCTCCGTAATCGTACCGTAGTTTCTGTGTTGGTACACAGGTACGTCATCCCAATCTGCCATGCTGATGTGCGAATAGTTTGGGGTTGGTGGCACGAGTACGACACCTTTGTGTGCCTTGCGATCCAGTCCTTTGACCGCCTCACCGGGCCACTCAATGCCGTCTGCATTTTTCCACGTCAGCGTTTTAATATGGTCTGCGTTCGCAGGCCATTTAAAATAGAAGTGCTTACCGCGTTTGGTTTTTACAACCCAAGGCGTGTTCGTAAGGCCAACGCTCTTTGCGTACTCTTCTGCTTCTTCGTTGTCGCAATCAACTACGACTACGCCAGAAAGCTCACCAGTTATAATACCGACGTGTGCGTTGGGGAACTTGTCCCACCAATCAATAACCTGTTCCTCACTCGGGAACTTTCCGTCATCATATATATGGCCCCACTTCGGGCACGGATATTTCTCTTGTGGATGGATAGGTACAACCCACCATCCTTCATCTCGCATCTCCAATGCTTTGTTTAGATAGTCGCTCACTATTTGCTCCCATAAAATATTGATCGAAGCGAACCGTCGGGAACGCTTGTTTGATTTGTGATAAGTAAGCGGAACTAACACTGCCTCTCCTGATCCAGCCGTACGGCACCGAGCGTCCCATATTAAGCCTCGTAGAGATCGCTCTTGCCCCACCCAGATCGTTTACTAATCTTTCGATGTCAAAGGTCATGTATTTTTTCCTCTTTACATTTTTTTGCTTATACGCTACACACAACTAAATAACAACCCTCAAACGTCAAGGATCAACTTTCATGACAAAAGAAGAAAGGCTCAAAGAGCTTGCAGCGTCTTATAAAGAGTGTGAAGAAAAGCTTACCTATTATAAGGACGAACTTGGATTTCTAAAGGCTCACATATTAGCAGAGCTTCCAGAAGAACCTAACGAACATATTATCGAAATAGATGACGGGCACTCTATAACTGTTCGCATCCCAGAGAAATGGTCTTGGGATAAAAAAATTCTCAAGGACATTTTTGAAACCGCAGCAACACCTGACTGCGTAAACACTAGCTTTACCGTTGATCGCAAGAAGTTTGAAGCGTCACCGCAAGAGGTTCAGAACCAATTACGTGATGCGCTGACTATCGAGTGTGGCGCGGCAACCATCAAGGTATCATAATGAAAATACAACCATTAAAAACAAACGACATTACAGTCAAAGGCGCGTCAAAAGTTCTTGTGTATGCACATCATGGCGCAGGTAAAACAACCCAAGCGGCACACTACGCTGATAGGTACGGAAAAGGTCTTATCATTAGTGGTGAGAGTGGTCTTTCGTCTATTGCTGATAAAGAGATTGACTACCTAAAGTTCACAACTTTTGATCGCGATGCAGGTGAGCATAATCACAGCTTCAAAGACATAATTAAGTACACAAAAACCCCAGAGTTTCGTGAACAAAAGTATGCTTGGATAATGATTGATAGTGCCACTGAGCTTTCGCAACGCTGCATGGCAGATGTGGAAGCAGAGATTGGCGACAGTAAAAACGGCTTCGAAAAGTGGGGCTTGTATGAACGCAAGATAACTGCTGCGCTTAAGTGGATACGCGATCTTGAAATGCACGTGGTCATTACTGCACTTGCGGCAGAAGAAACAGACGACAATGGCGTTGTTAATTTTTGGCCCATGCTTGTACAGAAAAAGGTACAGAAGCTTGTACCTGCTTTGTATGACCATGTGTTCTGTCTTGTTCGCAAGACCACAGACAACAATGGAAAGATAGATGTACGGAGGTACATCATAACAGAACAGGTTCACGGTTGGCATGGAAAGTCACGTGACCCGTACCGTCGGCTTTCACCTACTGAAAACACCGACGATGTAACCGAACTCTTGGAACGTATCTATATGACCCAAGAGCAATATAGTGACTACTTGAAGAAAGGTAATAAAGAATGAGCTTTAATGGCTTTGCAAACATTGACTTGTCACACCTCAAAGATGACCGACCTTCTATATTGGGAGTTGGAAGTCACGAGGTTACTATTAACGACGCGAAGGTTGAGGCCAACGCAGGTAAGGGAACGCACCAATTAGTCGTAAGCTATGCTAACGATGACGGAGCAATCCGCCAATGGATTTATCTCAACCATCCGAACAGCCCGAAAGCAACAGAGATTGGCTTGATCCAAGTCAAACGCTTGCTGATCGCGGTTGGTCACGATGGTGATAGTACGCCCGATGATGTTTCATATCTAAAGGGTAAGAAGGTTGGTATCAAAGTTATTGATGACGAATACAATGGTGAGGTGAGAAAGAAAGTAAGCTCACACTACGCATTGGAAAAGTCAGGTGATGATGGCCCAGATGACGAGATCCCATTTTAAATGTATCCCACAGACCCGAAGGTAACTAAAGTCTTAGAGGCAGTAGACTTAGGTTACAAGCAAGAAGAGAGGGGGGAAGCTCGCCAGTATATCGGCGCTAGTATGGCAGGTACAGATTGCGTCGCGCAACTTGCCCTCTCTCTTCGTGGTTTTCCTGACGTCAATATAGATCCACAACTCGCACGTATTTTTTTTGCAGGTCATAAAATAGAAGACTGGGTTGTGTACGACTTAAAGAAAAGAGCAGACCTTCGGGTTTGGGAAAAAGACGACATGACTGGACGACAGCACAGACGTGAATGGTTGAACGGTCATGTCGTTTGTAACGCCGATGGTATCGTAGATTTTGAAGACGGTACTGGGCAAGCAATTCTTGAGGTCAAGTCGATGAACGACAACAACTTCAAGAACTTTCAAAGAAATGGCGTTAAGAGTTCGCATCGCAAATATTATCGGCAGATGACGATGATGATGGCGATGTTTCAGATCGAGCAAGCTTTCTTCATTGCGTACAATAAGAACAACAGTGACTATCACGCTCAACTCGTTACCTTCGATCAGGAGGAATGGGACGAAATGTACGTAAAGATCCAAGCTGCGCTTGATGGACAGGCAGGTCGCGTCGCGTCTGACCCTGCTGATTGGCGGTGTAAAAGCTGCTTCAAAAGGGAAAGCTGTTGGAGCCAAGAGGTTGACGTTAAACCTGCCTGTCACTTTTGCCATCACTCGTTTGCAAATCAAAATGGAAATTGGACGTGTAAGCTTACCAATAGGGAAGCCACACACACATGTGATAATTATAAACAATTTAGACCAGACCCAAAGGTTTAGAAATGGACACACTAGATCAGTTAAAAAAAGTCCGTACGGACAGAATAAGAAAAGAAGCAGAGATAGAAAGTGTTGCAGAACGACTTGAAGCTCTCTTGGACAAGACAGGTGATGACGCACACAGGGCGAGAACAAAACTACGCCACGAACGCGAACGCCTTCTTGAAATGAAATGTAAAGAAGCGGAGCTAGAGATTGACGTCGAAGCTATGCGTTTGGCTTCACAGGTATCGTGATGGAAAAGACTAGAGATATACCTTTGAAAGAAGCAATGCGTCTAATTAATGCGGATCGCAATGCAGATTACGGAGAGCCGTACGACAATTTCCGCGACATTGCAGAGATGATGACAGTGCTCCTACGCCCTGTTTTAAAGGATGGGACGAAAATATCTTGCTACCACGTTAGTATGATGATGATAGCTGTGAAGTTATCGCGTATGACAACAAGCCCACTGAAGCTCGATAGTTGGGTAGATATTGCAGGGTACATCGGAGCAGGGTGGGAAGCGACTGAAAGGGAGCTTGAACATGACGCCAGAAAGAAACCCAGTAGAGACTAGCCTTGATCTGCTTATGAAAGCAATCAAGCAGTCCCGAACGGCAGAGACAAGAGCGATTTTGTCCCGTGCCGTATTTTATTTGAAAGAGCAACAAGCAAAGATAGACGAGGTTCCGATTGAACAAATCGATCCTCGCCCTTTTGATTAGTCGCCTTTCTCGCCTGCGAACGTGTCTACGATAAGTTCGCGAGCACCGCTTACCTGACCAATACCGGGTACGCGGCTTACAATCTCTCGTACTGCTGCGCGAGGTTTACCATTAGCTCCCTCTCCAGTTATCAGGTTCTCTGCTGCTTGTACTCCACCTGCAAGTATTGTTTGCGTATCATGGAGTACGCCGAGTGATGGGCCGAGTAGCATTTCTGTAATACGCTGCGCACCGTAAGCACCGTTATCTAGTTGTGATGCAGTGTCGTACATAAGTGAACCGATCAAACCAAGTCCACCCATTTGCATCAGGCCATCACGATACCAACCAAGAGCAATAGCTATACCTTCGTCATCGCTCAGTCCGTATTCTTTTAGGAACTCTGCCTTACGATCTCTAAGAGCAAACTCTCTGTTCTCTTCACCACCGCGTCCTTGCACAACATCCTTTGCACCAACAACGCCTGCGCCCAATATTGGTGCGCCTGCCATGTACATAAGAGGATAGAAGTTTTTGTGATCTTTCGCTTCTTTATAAACCTTGAACCCCATACGTGTCATCATAAGTGGGAATGATTTAAGTTGGAAAATCATCTGACCGATTGGTGACTGCGCCCACAATGGTATGTCGAGTGGGTTGGGTGTGAAGATAGTTTCGTTTGCGAACCTGTGCATTGCGCCCGCAACTTGATAGTACATCTGGTCAGTTTCAGCAGAAGATCCACTGCGCAATATTCTTTCAATATTCATCCCGGGCTGTGCGTACAAATCTTTTAGTCCGTACTCATCCAGCACCCGCCGAGCTTGCCTGCCAGCTTTTGTGTTTGGCTTGCGTACCGCTATCTCTTGCTGTGACTTAAACCACTCATA